CTAACTCTGAACCAAGAGCTGTATCCCCGGCGGCGGCGGCAGTGCTACTAGCACCAATCGCCATATGGCTCATAGCCGTAGGTGTGCCCACCATGCGGCCTGCGATAAACGTTTTTCCTGTAGTAACCACCAAGTTTTTAATCTCTTGGGTGTCCTTTAGAACTCCATTTTTATCAAACAACTGAACCTGAACCTGTCCAGTGACTTTTAGATTTTCAACTAGCATAATAACCCCTAAGTAAATGTGCGGTATTCACCGACGTAGTCTTCTAAAAAATATGTAATATCACAGTAATTCTGTGCATACAACCAGCCAGCATCATCGGGAGCCGCAGAATCACTTAATCCCTTAACGGAATTCTTAACCATTTGGTCCGAAAAAGCAATAGAATCAGAGCTTATGCCCTTAAAAAAGTCATAAAAGCGTGATTCCGTAGTAGATACTGTATCAGTTTTTCCAATATCAGTAATAAAGGAATTTGAATCAAAAACGGTAAACGAATCAGCGACTGGGCGTGCAAATGATATATAAGGGCGTTCCAATATATTTTGGCTATCCAATAGAGCCTTTTGCACATCTTTAGCCCATGCGTCTATGGGAAATGCCATATTCATGACGTATTTTGAAACATTAGTCACATTGCCGTCTGTGGCATCTGCCCCATCTTGCATGGCTACGCCATCTGACACTTTTTTAGAAGCTAAATACGTATCGTCATCGGATACCGTAACAGTATTAGCAAGGCTTTTTATATACGCTAGTGCTTTGCTGTCTGAAATATTAGCTATGTCGGCAAAATTACGTATAAATACTAATAAAACATTGATGTTCTCAGATACACTCGCACTATCTGCTATGTTTTTCCCTAGGGTGTAAGATTTAAGTTCACTTGTACTAATAACACTGTCGTAAAAATTCTTAGCCGCTAAAAGGGCTGCTGTATCGAATATTACAAACGAATCTGCAGTAAACGGATTTTTATTTAATGTATCAAGTGAAGCCGCAACTTCCAACTGGATATACCGAATACCAACCGCCGGCATAACATAACTAATATTGGCCTGAGCATCCACCACTGCAATAGCGGCACGTAATTTTACATAGTTGGCATTTACAACAGGGACAACGCAACTAATACTTGCATCGGCGTCTGTTTTTGTAATAGAAGCCCGTAACTGCCCACCAGAGACGGATGCTTTTGGCCCAATCATTAGAAGTCGGCACGAACCACAAACTGAAGTTTGTCAAAGACAGTCTGGATTTGGCCATCAGAAAATATTACCTCAATTTCACCTTCATACTGTCCATCAGCATCGGCTAGAGAGGAAGGATCGGACGCCCAGTAAAACTCCACAATACCGTTTGCGGCATTAGTAACTGTACCTGTAAGAGTAGCTTTAATTGTGGTGGAACCGACTTGTCTGAATTTTAAATAGCAAGTAGCACCCGTTAAAACAATCGGGTCACTTGTATTATTGTCTGTGAGAGCACAAACAAGTGCTGGTCGGGTATCACCTTGAACTAGTTTAATAACATTACTCATACAAACCTCTGGAATTCAGCTCTGGTTGAAGCCCTTGTAAGACCTTTGCTAAGAGCAATTTTTGCATTTGCAATACCTGCGCGGAAAGCTATTTCACTTTCCCGGGCCAAAACTTTATCGTAGTATGGCTGTCCAGGTGTGCTGTACAGAATAGCTTTTGCACCATGGGCGATTACTACTAGATAGTTTTCGTAGATGCTGGCATCAATATCTGTAGATGAGCGAGTGGGTGCTAGGGCAACCCTAGCGGAAACTACAGCAGTCTTTGTCTGATACGGTGTAGGTACAAGAATGATTTCCGGCAATATCACCTGTGTGTAATATTGTGGCTGACCTTTTAACGCCTGCCAGTTACCCATACGGTAAATATCCGCAAGCTCGTCAGCCCCTTTTGGGACCAATAAATTAGTGTCGTAGTACACAAACGAAATACCCACCATCTTTGTGTCCGCAGGAGTCTCAAGCACATAATTTGCTTTGCCATCAACTGTCGACATGGATGGTACGGTGTACTGCCAATAACGCGTTTTTGCACAGAAATCGATGCAAGCATTACGTACAGCATTAACCGCTACGTGCTCTGGAACATCGGGTGTAAATTGGAGTACCTCGGGTAAAAAATCTTCGAACGGTACAGAATATCCGTAAACAGCCGTCATGATTGGGTCCCTGGAGTAGATGTGTCACGCGGTTTAAGCTGTTGGTTCGGACTATTAGCCAACTCAGAAGTTGTTTTCTGACCCATAGTAGCCAAGAAAGTCTGCAAATAGCCTGAAGCAAGCTGTAAACCTGGTGCATATTCCGCGTCTTTACTACAAGCGCGATATAAAACGTAGTCCAGAATAGCTGTTTGGAAAATATCTTTAACCGCAATTGTTTGGGTCTCGGAAGTCAAATCCGTCGGCTCTGGGGAATAGTTAAGCTGGATATACCCTTTACCATTATTGGGCGGGTACACATAAAAAACGGTCTGGTCCTGCTGGTCAAAAATATACGTCTGCGGGACAGTAGACGGGGTCATAGAATGCCAGTTGGGGTTGAATGCGTCCATCAGCTCTTGTGAAGCTAAACGTAACGCACGCCCTGGATGAGTACCATCTGTACCCATATAGCGAATAATGTCCAATAAAGTCCAGCCGTCGGACGGAATATTTTGTCTCGTCCCTGAATCAAGCTTCATTACGGTAACTTTATTGGTAGCGTTGGGCGAAAAAATCACAATCTGACGCTGTGCGTCATTCAACCAGCCAAGCAACTCTGCTCTAGTCCACCGTGTGTTGTTGGTGTCCAGTAACTGGGTTGTAGCTTTATCAAGTATTGATTTTGCGGTTATTGTGCCCATAGCCTATCAAATTAGTGGGGCCGAAGCCCCGGGTATTACGGAGTTACATCCAACGCAGCATCAATAGCAGGTAGTTGTGTACCCACCCAGATACCTTGCTGAGCAATAACATCCAAGTTTGCTGCAGTTTTATCTGCGTCATAAGCATGCATCGCTTCTGCTTGAGAAATTGTGAACCCGGCTGCTACTAGAGCGTCGCGAGCATCACCAGTCAAGTCTTCAGTGATAACAGCTTGTGCTTGTGGTAATGATAACCCACTTGCTACCAAATCATCAATTACAGCCATTTCAGTCTCCTAAAAAAATGTAGGATGGGTAGGGTAAACCCCTACCCGACCGATTAGCCCGCTGCTACCAACAACGCAACAGCGTCAGCCTGAGCTACTTTGTAACCGTAGACGTTCAGACCACGAATCAATGTGCCGAAATCGTTAGGGTTCTGCAAAGACTCAACCTTAGCAATTTGTGAGGCAAAAGTAATACCAGACTTGTGACCGGCCATAACAGCGTGGCGCTTAACGTAAGTACCAGCACCAGTTGTTGAACCATCCCAGTTATGTGCAGCTGTTGCACGTGGCAACAAGTTAGAAACATAAACTGTGAAGCGGTCAATCATACCAATCTTACCGTTACGCAAGATTGAGCTTGGGTCGCCCATGAATTGAGCTTGAGCCAAGTTAGACTGCATCAAAATTTGACGCTCGAGTGGGCTGATAACTAACCAACGGTCTGTTTCAGGAACGTTTGCTTCGTCCAAAACGCTAGACAAGGCAGTGATGTTCTGAAGAATATTAGAAGCCGACAAAGTTACAGCAGCAGCGTCTGTACCGAGGTTGAACGAGCCAGAAATCTTACCAGCTGTTGCGCCTTGGTTGTAAGCAGCGCCTTGGTTGAATGTGCCAGCCAATACGTCTGTATCAACGGCAATCTTCATCTGCTGAGCAGCATCGTTTGTGAAAACGTCCATCAATTTTGGCTTAGCTTGCAATTCCAAAACGTTGTTAACGTTAACACCGAAGTACTTACCTTTGTTGATTGTCAAAGAGATAGTGCTTGGAGCTGGAATTTCATAAGCCAAGTTTTGACCGATGGAATAGCTGTTGATGGTGATTGTTGGGATGGTGTTGATAATTACTGTATCGCCCATACCAGTGATGTCACCTTGCCAGTCAGTATTAGCGATTTCGCCAAAAACTGTAGCGGCATAGAATTTCTGAGCCAGTTTGCCTGACCAGAGTGTTGGAATAAAAGTACCAGAATAAGCAGTACCGGAGTAAGCGGTAGCGCCGTTTGGTGCGTTAAAGCCACCCGCATTTAAGGGGTAGGCGGCTGCTGGGGTTACTGTAGACATAAATTTCCTTTCTAAAGAATGTTGTCTAGGTTTGCATTACGCCACGGTAACCCCGGGATACAGACTATGGTCTATAGCGCCCTTCGGCTACAGCAGCGTTGATTTCGTTTTCAAGTCGAACCACATCATCATCAGACAAGTGTCCGCGTCTAGCTTCGTCGTAAAACTCTGCAATGTCCTTATCGGTCCATATGCGTTGGTTTTGCAACCCAGCTGGGTCGGGCACGCCTGCTTTTGAGCGGGTCGGTGCAACTTGACGCTGAAGTTCTTGGTTGGCCTTGGACTTCTGGTTAGTAGTAGGAGCCACAATAGACTTATAAGCTTTAAAAATTGCCGCAACGCGAGCAACATCTAATACCTCATACGCACTATTCAACGCCACTTGCTTTGGAACACCGTAGACTGGGTCTACTTCTTGTAGCCATCCTAAGAAACCTTGGTCAAAATTCAAAGCTTCCCAATCAGGTACTTGTTGTTCTAAAGCCAGCATAAATCGGTCTTTATCGGACACAATTTGGCGCTCAGCTACACTCCCCATTTGCCCTTTAAGCTCTTTGATTTCGCTCATCAATTGCTCTTCGCGTTGTCTAAAACCAATAATTTTAGATTCTGCTGCGCGCTCAATAAGGTCAATCAAATCTGGCCCAAAAGCTTCTTTGTCTTGTTCAGTGATTAAAGACGGTGCCTTGTTTTCCTGGGGTACTTGAGCTTTAGCGGCTGCTGCATCTGCAATCAATTGCTGAACTTGGGAGTTCAACTCTTTAACTTGCGAATGTAGCCTTGGCACTTCAGCATCGTACATGCCCTTAAGAGTATGGTATTTATTTTCCCATTTCTCTGCAGGAATCTGGTTTACCGGCTCTGGCGAAACGGGTGCGGCAGGCTCTACAACATTTGTTGCAGGCTCCTGTGGTGTTGTTTCCGGGCCAGTCTCCGGGGGGTTTTCACCTTCTCCGGTCTTATTTCCATTCATCTCCGCCACTAGACGGTCTGCATCTTCTACTTGTTGTTGAACTGCTTTTGGCAACGCCATTTCTATCTCCTTTCGCTCCGACTCGCGATTTCCGGCTCCGACTTTACGGTCAGCTGGCCACGCTTAACGGTCTGCTACTTGTTGTACTACTGGTTAAAAAACCTGTTTGCTCCGGGCTCCGTCTTTACGGTCTGCCGTTCTGCTTAATCTTAGCGAGTAGTGCTTCCGCACCTTCGATGTTGTCGAGTAACTCTAACAACATACTAGCTTCTCCCTGAAGCCTAAACATTAGTTTTTCATCTTGAGTTGACGCCATTTTTTCGAGGGCTCCCTGCCGTTTGGCTCTGAGATAATCCCGAAAGTGGTCAAACTCCGATGCTCTTAAATGAGTCAAGCACCGAGCTACGCGCTCGTCAATTCTCACTTACTTGCACAATCCGTCAGTTTGAGCAGACTCTTGCGCGACTTCTTTGCCGCCACGTTTGCCAAGACCGAAGTTACCACCGTCAGAGCCACCTGCACCCTGAGTAGCAGCGCCTTTGCTCATGCCGTCAGTTTTTGCTGAGGTCTGAGCAACTTCATCTTGTCCGCGCTTTAGCGTATTAAAAACATCAGCCATTTGGGCCTCCTTATCATCTAACTACTATTTACTACTAAAAAAATTACTTGTCAAGTGTATCACTGTGAAAACCTATTTACAACGGGGGCGCCGTTCATCAACTCGCTTCCTTGCGTTGGGTTAGGTGGAGTTCCACCGGCTTGCGCTTGACCATTAGCTTGCATTTGCTCAGGGGCCATTTGCGCCATACCTTGCATCTGCATCTCTTTTAGCTTAATCATTTCCTTAGATGGAACGATATCGTCTGGGTTCATGTCCAAAGTTTTAGCAGACTGGCGTAACAACTCAGCAACACCTTCCATGCCAACAACTTGTTGGGCAACTGGGCTATTCAAAGCAACAGACAAGAACTCGTTGCGACGCTGCGCAGCAGATTCTTTTTCCATCAATGAAGCAGCACCACGTGCTTGCACATCAACGTCGCCTTTCAAATCTGGGTCATCGCTATAGCGCATGTTGTAGTAATACAACCGGTCAATACATGGCTTGATAACGTGCTCGTCAATGTTGGCAATAACTTGCTTAATTGATTTACCAGCGTTTGTCATAAGCATAGACATACCGGAAGCTGTCCGACCTGCACCGCCTGTTGGAGAACCGCCAGTCATATATCGTGGGATACCTGTGTACTCGTCAGCCAACACGGCGAACTTTTCATAAACCATCAGCAACTCAGAAGCTTGGGAGTTAGGTTGGAAGAACGATACTGGAGCTTGACCGCCACTCATTGGGTCAGACGTTACTTGCCAAATCTTCCATGGGAAAATCTGTGTCACGTTTTCGCCCTCAGGCAGCCTGTCAACGTTGTACACGACTTGTGGGCCCGAAGCCAAACTCATGTTGTTCACAAGCGCACGAGCTGTAGCGTTACAGATGTCCTGTGTATCACGGCACAAGTCAGCAACTGAGTTGCCCCAGAATGCACCTGGAACTTCTTCGTAGCTGGCTTTGTAGTATGGTTTACGACCTAGTGGGTCTGGGTTAACAACCGCTTTAATAATCCAACGGCCAATCAACCATGCTTCAATGGGATACTCGGCAACCGGGTCAGGAATCTCTTCCTCAGTCATACCCCAGTCACGTAGCAAGCGGCCTTGTACAGAGCCCCAGAACTGCAATGCATCAATCAATTCAGATGGGTTCTGCCCCGCAGCAGTAGTCGATTTACCTTCAGCAGTAGCCTTGGTCAAGTCAACGTAAATCCATTCGCGCAGACCGCCCTTACCGTATTCTTCTAGAACTTGACGAATAGCACCGTCAGAGTAACCGTCAACGCCAAGCATCGACACTAAATCTGCACGGCTTAACTTATGGCGCTCAATCAAATAACCGTCGTTAACCGTACATGCGTCAGGAGCTGGATAAACGTGAAACGGGCTTACGCGTTCCCATTCAAGTGTCAAAGTATTCTGCACATCCAGGTTGTATTGCCCAGATGCGTCTTTAATCCACTTTAATTGTGGTCGGTTACGAACTACTGGGCCTTTCAAAATAGCCGATGGAAACGTAACCAAGTCATCGATAAACTGCGCAAACGCGGTAGTCCAATTACCTTCTAACAACTGAGACTGCATTTTCTTTTCCATGCGGTCAGCTGTCTCTTGGGCGATTTCACCGAGTTCACGGTATGCTGCATCTTTTAAATCTAGCAACATCTGTTTAACTTCTTCATCCGTTGGGTTCATACCGGACATAATCAACTGCTGTAGCTTTTCCTGAGCTCGCATCATCAAATCTTGAATAATGCTTGGTTGCATATCAGGAATCGGATTGTGCTTCAATGTCCAAGGTTTGTCGTCCGAGCCCGTCAGCAATACATCGCGCAGCCAGCTAGAAGCAGCACGGCACTTGTTCGACGTTAGCATCATGTAAATAGACGCACTACCTTGCTCACGAAGCTGAGCTAATTTATCTGGGTCATACTGGCCACGGCGCGCACGGACAGACTTAAGCATCTGCTGCTCAACTGTGTACTCTTTAGCCATACGAGCATACATCCACTTTTGTTTGATATACGCTGCTAGATTCTGAATTACTGGTTCGCTGTTAGCTTGTTGTGCCGCGGCACGTTGCTCTTCCAGGAGTTGCTTGATTGACTTGATAGGGACGATTCCGCCTACCGAGATACCTGGTGCGTTTTGGCTAGTAATATTCAGAGCTTGTTGCATACGCGATAACCATAAGTGGTAATACCGAACTTATATCGGTAAGTTGATGTTGTGTCAAGTATTCTACACCCAAATATACGTTGACTTTTGAATTTCTCTAGCTTTAGGCGTCAAAACGCTACCGGTAAGGTTACCATCGGCATGTAAACAAGCGTACTGAAACGCGTCAGCAATATGAGAATACCGGTTTTTTTCAGGCTTGTCATCAACCTCGCCGTTATTTTTAACCTTGTATCGATATCCACCACGCAAAGCATTAATCAAATTACGGCATCCTGGGTCAATAAGCATAGCCATTTCGCCGTCTACCGACCGGGTCAAAAGCTTATCGACCGCTGATAATCGTGCCACAATACTGTTCGACTTAGCCGGGATTACCCGGAACCCTTCTTGTTTCAAAATATCAAACACCGAACGCTCGTCTGTCTGAGCTCTTTGCTGTCCAGCGGGGTCGCCGATAACTAATACTGGCATACCCGGGAACTTGTTAGCCAATAGGGGTTTGAGCTTTTCACGCACGAATCTTAGCGTGCCCATGCCTTCGGACACTAGCTCATCAAACGTCAAAAACCTTCCGCGCGCGTCAATTTGGCTTATGGTGCATGCTGGGGTTAACCCGAAGTCCATTCCAATAATCAGTGGGTTTGTACTCGATTTGATGTAGTGGAGCGACTTCTTGGCCACATGAGCATCGCGGTCAAATGCCCGAAAAACAGGCTGACCACTAAGCGACTTACCAAACTTGGCATTAATATAAACATCTATCCAGTCCTCCGACTTCCCTTCGGCTAAGTTCTCATAATACCCGTCTGGAAGAAATTCCACCCAATCTGCTTCTTGGGACAGACCGGATGGCTGGAAATAACAGTTTGCGTTGGCTGGAGGCTCCGAAAGATACTGCTCCCAAAACGTATCCATGTCCGGAGGATTTGTCATTCCCCAAATGTGAGCGTTGCTTTTACCATTGTCAGTAACGCAGCCAACCCCATTATCCAACTTGCTAGGATAACGACCGAGACGGCCTTGTAGCGCGTTAAAAATCTCTGGGTTAATTTCCCGGAACTCGTCGAGGATACCGAATGAAGCTTGTAAAGACAATAACCGGCGCACGTCATTAGAATCATCAAGGCCACGAAATAATATTTCACATTCGACATCATCAAACCTCAAAATAAATTTGTACTCAGACTTTAAATACGCCCCGGCTTGCCCGTCAGGGAACCAACGTAACACGTCTGGAATACTTGTATCCCGCAACTGCTCGCGTGTATTACGCACCCATATCGCGCGCGAACGTCTTATACCGTCTTTACATGGCGCCATCTGAGCAGCGTGATACGCAATTTTTACAATCCCAGCGGTAGTTTTTGTCGAACCCACTGGCCCCACAATCAACGAAACGAACGCATCACTTTGTAAAAACGGTTCAACACTAGCCGGCGGCGTGTAATTTAAGTGACTCATTTATTCTCGATTTGCTCGGGTGTGATGTCAATAACCTTGTGCTCTGGTTTGGGTGTGCTGAAATTTATGCTGATACTGAACCCCGGTCCACTGGCAACCTGCGTGTTCGCTTTCGGCTCCATATCCGCTAGCTTCGCCCCCAGCTTAACAAACTCCAGTTTTTGCATGAGTGTTGCGCTATTCCCCGCTGCAACTTTGTATGCTTCCTGGAACACATGCTCTGTTAAGCCCCTGGCCAATGCTTTAAATGTCCAACCGTTAGCTTCTAAGTCCGCCCGCTGTTTAGCCACAGCATCTACGAACGGTTTCCATTTTTCAAGCCTATCCCAGTCATCGCCTTCGTACCCGTAACGGGAAGCAATATCCTTAGGCTCTTCCATCCCCATGGCCACACTCAGAATCATATCCTGAGGCGGAAAATTAAGCTGTGGTACTATCTCGGTCGGTAGGTACTCGTCGTCCATCGGCATATTTAATCAACACTTGTCGTACTAGTTCTGAAAGAGTGGTCTTACGGGAAACTGCAATCGCCCTAAGCTCCTCCATCAAATCAGGTGGGAAACAAAAATTATATCGTTTCACTTTTTCAAGCCTTTAAGTGTTTTAGCGAGACGGGCGCGCTGGCCAACCTTGCCACCTTCTTTAGCGGCAGCTTCGAGCTTGCTTGCCGGGATTTTTTTGCCTTGAGGTACCCCGAGGTCTTTATGTAACTGCCCAGGTTTTTTAATCGCACCAGCAATCCAGTTCTTTTTAGTTGCCATTACTTACCAGCTTTCTTGGTCGGTTTTTTAACCGCTGGTTTTTTCACAGCAGGTTTTTTGACAGTTTCACCTTCGGCTTTTTCACCCTTAGCATAAGCCTTGGGGCTCAATTTCTTTTCCGCTTTCTCTTCCTTAGCAGACTCAGAACCTTTGAAATATTTCATCAAGTTTTTCATTGCGTCTAGGGCCATCATTTTTTCCTCGGTGTGTTTGATGTGTGTATCTTACTACTTTTTGCTGCTTTTGCAACTTTTTTTGTGGCGTTTAAAACACGCTCGTCATGGTGGTGTATCCGGTGGCAGTTTGAACAGAGCACTACGCACTTGGCAATTTCTTCCATTATGCGTTTCCACCAGTGGCCATCTTGAACCAGTTTATGGACTTTTTTGTTTGTGGGGTGTCGTTCTACGTGGTGAAAATCTAAGGTGGCAGGGTGGTTTTCCCCACAGTTGGTACATGCCAGTGTGGCTTTATACGCGGCAAATTGGGCTGACTGGGTTTTTCGTCTTCGCCCTACGCGGGCAATAATCGCCGTTTTATTTTTTTGGTAGTGCCTTTTTGCGTATTCCGCTTGCTTTCTTTTTCTTACTTCTGGGTCTTTGTACGGCATCTGTTAACTTTTTTCTCCAGTAAAGTGCGTCACTATAACCCCACGGATTCGATGGGTCAAACAATTTAAAGCCGTTGTTAATAAGAGAATTACTCGAAGCAGGGTTATCCCTAGTATCAGACACAAGCCAGTTATATCCCACCTGTTTTGCTTTCCTGACTCTAACCGCGATAAGTCGGTTCTGTATACCCAGTCCGCGAGCGGAAGACACCACCCCAGCACGACAAAGGTAGCCACAGTCACCCCATGAAGCAGATTGAACAAGCCCAGCAAAACCCACCGGTTTATTTTCGTCATCATAAACAACCCACCACCATCCAAAGTCTGTATCGTACGGCTCGTCATATGGCAAACACTTTTTCTGTAAGTACAGAAGCAACGACCGCATTGGGTCGGATTTAGCGTCTACCTGTCGAATCTTCATCTCGGTATTTTACAGAAAATTGTTACAGGAATAAGAATATTTGATGTGTATAACGTGTGTATATAG